CGGCGGCCTCACCATCCCCACCGAAAAAGCCATCGCCAGTTGGAACAAATCCCCCAACCGCGCCGACCTCGACCTCTTCGGCCACTGGCACCAATACCAGCAAAACCGCCACTGGCTCTGCAACGGCTCCCTCATCGGCTACAACGCCTACGCCCTCTCCATCAAAGCATCGTTCGAGCCCCCCACACAAACCTACTTCCTCTTGGACAAAAAACGCGGCCGCACCATGACCGCCCCCATTTACCTATGACCTGGAAAGCCCTCGCCCGCCGCACCAACAGCCTCCCCGAAGGCTGGAGCACCACCGACGAAATCGCCACCGACCTCGATTGCGAACCTTCCGAAGTCCCCAAAATCCTCGCCGCCGCCATCCGCGACGGCCAAGTCGAAAAGCAAAACTTCCCCTGCTGGACCCCCGGCAGCCGCCAGCTCCTCTACCAAACCGGCTACCGCCAACGCACCGGCAAAGTTGTGTCGGAAAAAAGCCCACAAGTTTCGGCCAAAACCCGCGCCGCCAGCGCCCCCGACGAACTCACCGCCGCCATCCACCGCGTCGCCGCCAGGCACCCCGACAAGCCCACGCACCGCATCGTCGCCTACCTCCCCCCCCGCCTCCGAGTCGGAGTCACCTCCGCCCAAGTCGCCGCCATTTTGAGCCGCTGATATACTAACCCCATGTTTTTCCCTTTCCCCTCCAGCTCCAAGACTCCCCGCCCGCAGCAGCAAATGCCAACGCAGCCGTCTGGCCCGACTCAAGGCCCTCAAAACATGCAGCAGGCCCAGCAAATGGCGCAACAACAAAGGCCAAATTTAGGACAATCCATGGCGCAGATGGGCGCTATTTCTGGAAGCCCGCAAGGCCAACGGCAAATGCCAAACATGCAGCAAGCAGCAATGTTCGCCAGAGCGCAGACGCCTCAGCAAATGCCTCAGCAAATGCCTCAGCAAATGCCAAGCATGCAGCAGGCCCAGCAAGCCGCACAACAACAGAGGCCAAACTTGGGACAATCCATGGCGCAGATGGATGCCATTTACGGACCGCCTCAAGGCCACCGGCAAGCAAACGCATTAAGGCAAATCCAGCAAAGCGGAGCGTATAAAAACCAAGGCCCGAACAATTTTGGTTTTCAGCAAAGACCTGCCACGCCGCAGGCAAATCAAGGCATGCAAGCGGCCGCCATGCAACGCCGCGCTCAATTTCCACGCTAATGCCCGACGACCAAACCATCATCGAAGGCGACGCCGGATTCATCGGAATGGCCAGCCGCCTCAACCCGCTCCAACTCCCGGCGGGCATGGTCCAGTATGTCGAAAACATGCGCTTGGATCGCGGCGTCGCCCAAACCCGCAAAGGCGCCAAGCGCCTCGGCGACTCCATCGCCGCAGGCACCCCCCCGCTCACCCTCCCCTTCGCCCTCGGCGACGAGACCACCGGCCCCATCATCCAGACCGTCTATTCCGGCGGCATCCTCGCCAGCGGCGTCTTCTCCAGCCCCAACTACAACGACGAAAACGAATACATAGTCCTTTGCGGCCCCACCTCCGCGTTCCTCTACCGCCAAGACGAAACCATCGAAGAGATCGACTACCCCGCAAACTCCACCGCCTCCGACGAAATCATCGATCCCACCGACACCGTCTCCACCATCCAAGCCTTCAACCGCTTCTACCTCCTCCGCGAAGCCGATCCCACTCTCCCTGGTTGGGACTGGAAATACACCACCTCCAGCGGCATCACCGTCTCTGGCACCGAGGCCACCATCCACATCACCGCCCACGGCCTCACCGCTGGCATGCGAGTCCGCATCGAGGAAGGCAACGCCGCCGCCTTCGCCGGTCACGAATTCGACATCCTCACCGCCAGCACTAATTCCTTCACCATCGCCGTCCCCTCTGGCACCGCCTCCGATCCCTCCGCAGGCATCGCCATCCGCCGCGTCAAGCCCCCACTCTGGTGGGATGGCACCCTCACCTTCTTCACCCGCGCCCAGGCAGGCATCCCCGCCCCCGGAGCCTCCTTCAAAACCCTCCGCTCCACCGGCTGGGCCACCTACCTCGGCAATCGCCTATGGGTCCCCGACGGCCGCGACACCATCGCCATCTCCGATGTCCTCGACCCCGACCTCTACGACCCCTTCTTCCAATCCTTCCGCGCCAACCAAGGCAGCAACGACTACCTCGTAGCCATCCACCCCTGGGTCGAAGGCCAAGCCCTCGTCTTCATGCGAAACTCCATTTGGCTCGCCAACCTCACCGACACGAGCAACGCAACGGGCGACACCTTCACGGTGGACTCGGCCGTTTCCCGCCTCACCCTCCTCACCGACGAGATCGGCTGCATCGCCCGCCGCAGCATCCAGACCGCCGGTCAATTTGTTTTCTTCCTCTCGGACGCCGGAGTCTACCGCCTCGACACCCAGCTCGACCTCAAGCTCCGCGCCAACACCCAACCCCTCTCCGACCCCATCGCCGACCAGCTCGAGGAAATCAACTCCGACTACGCCTACCTCGCCGTAGGCCGGTGGTGGAACAACCGCTACTACCTCGCCGTCCCCATCGGCGACAACGCCGAATCCAACAACACCCTCTTCCTCTGGAATGCGCTGAATTCCCAATGGGAATCCCGCGACACCTACGCCATCGCCCTCGACGAACTCCTCGTCGCCACCTACTCCAGCCAACGCCGCCTCTTCGCCGCCAGCCGCACCGGCACCCTCTTCCTCCTCGACGAACTCGACTACGGCGACGAAGTCCCCTTCGCCAACACCGAAGACCTCTACACCGACATCCCCGCCACCTTGATCACCCGCCGCTACGGATGGCAGTCCCTCAACGCCAAACGCCTCACCCGCGCCAAAGCCTCCATCCTCCTCCCCCCCGACTCCTCCTGCGAACTCCGCGCCCTCACCACCGACTTCGACGCCGACTTCCAGATCGCCGCCCTCACAAACTCCGACCCCGAAGAAGAAGACTACACCTTGAAAGCTCCCCTCCGCTGCAAAGCCGTCGGCCTCGACCTCCAATTCTCCACCCTCACCGGCCGCCCCGTCCTCCGCCAAATCACCGCCGAAGCCACCCGCAGCCCCCTCGACCAAACCCTCACCCGAACATTGAATTAAACTTAAAACTTAATTCTTAAAACTTAAAACTTTTACCCATGGCCACCGTCACCAAAGGAAAAACCTTCATCAACGGCGAACTCGTCACCCCCGCTGCACTGCACCAGATGGTCGATTTGGCCACCGTCACAGGCATCGCCAACGCCGACATCGCAGCAAATGCCGCCATTGCCGACACGAAGCTCGCGCAGATCAGCACCGCAGGAAAAGTGCTACCCGCTGCGGTGCAAGGCACGGCAGTCATCACGACTGATTCCCGCCTTTCGGACGCCAGGACACCGACCTCGCATACACACGACGACCGCTACTACACCGAGACAGAGATCGACACAAAACTCTCTGGGCTTCCGGTTTCTGGGCACACTCACGACGACCGGTATTACACCGAGACAGAGGTCAATACGCTTTTGGCAGGCAAGCAAGCGGCTGGAAGCTATGCGCCAGCCACGGGGATTGCGCCAAGCGCCATCACCGGCACGGCAGTCATTACAACCGATTCCCGCCTGTCCGATGCCAGGACGCCGACCACGCACACGCACGATGATCGCTATTACACAGAGACGGAGATAGACACAAAACTCTCCGGCCTGCCTGTTTCTGGCCACACCCACGACGACCGCTATTACACGGAATCGGAGATGAATACTCTGTTGGCAGGCAAGCAGGCGTCTGGAAGCTATGCGCCTGCAACGGGCATCGCGCCAAGCGCCATCACGGGAACGGCGGTCATCACAACTGATTCCCGCCTTTCGGATGCGAGGACACCGACCACGCACACGCATGACGCCTCGGCAATCAACGCAGGCACACTGGCTATCGCCCGCATTCCGACGGGCGCGACAGAAACCACCGTTTGCATCGGCAACGACTCCCGCCTGTCCGATGCAAGGACGCCGGTTGACGCAAGTGTAACCACTGCCAAACTTGCCGCCGCCACGCAAATGTCGCTTGTGCCAACCGGAGCCATTATGCCGTTTGCCATGAACACCGAGCCTACTGGATGGCTGGCTGCCAATGGAACGGAGTATTCCAAAACAGGCGCATACGCTGCATTATTTGCTGTGATCGGAACGACCTACGGCGAAAGTAATGGTGCGGGCGGCACGGGCACAACGCATTTCCGAGTGCCCGATTTGCGAGGTTATTTCGTGCGCGGATTCGGAACCAATTTGGATACAACAGCCAGCGGAAGTTTTGGCGTAAAGCAAGCAGATTCTGTTGGCCCGCATACGCATGGGTATGATGATTATTACCAGACTTCAGCTCTTACAGTTGACTCTGTTAGCAACACTTCGGCTCAAGGCGCTTCGCCCCGAGTAATAGGTGTTTCTATAACGGAAACAGGCGCTAATGCTGATCGGACAACAAAAAGCCAAAACCCAACTGGAACCACTGAGACCCGCCCCGACAACATCGCCATGTTGTATTGCATAAAATTTTAACCGATGCCCACCGCCCCCACCATGCTCCGCCCCGAGCCCTACCACGCGACCAAGCTCGCCGTGCGCCGGTCTCCATTGCACCGGTGGGGCGTCTTTGCTACGGCTGCCATCGCCAAGCACGAAGTCCTCGAGGAGGCTCCCTACGCCTGCGTGCCCAGGAAGCAACTCGCTAAAGCCCCCGCCTGCGAGACCTACAGCTACTACCTCGACGACGCGACCAGCATCCTTGGCTTCGGCCTCGCCCCCCTCTACAACCACCACGACAACCCCAACGCCAGCCATGAGATCGACCAAGTGAACGAACTCATGCGGCACTACGCCCTGCGCGATATCGCCCCAGGCGAAGAACTCACCCTCAACTACGGCGAAGAAAACGCCAAGCACTTCTTAGAAAAAGAATAATCCTATGGCAATGAACATGAGCAACAACGGCGGAAGAGGGGGAATGTCCGGCGGCGGCGGTGGCGGCATGAGTCAAGCTCCCGCCATGAGTGCAGCAATGTCCGGCGGCGGCATGGGCATGGGCGGCATGTCTGACCCATTAAATACAGGCGGCTCAATTGATCCCAAATCCCCTCCAGGCAAGCGTAATTTCCGAAACGAACTAAACGCCGTTAAGAGAGCTGGCCGCGAAATCGCCCAAGATCAAGCCAACATCACCGTCGATACCGCAGGCCGCCTCAGCGACCAAGCCATCGAGAACACCGGCGACATCGCCAAGCGTCTCGAAGACAGCACCTACACGGCAGCGGCCAATCAAAACATCCGCGATGCCGGAACATCCGCCGCGCAACTCGGCCAAAGCTACAACCAAGTCGGCCAGACTGCCGACCGCGTAGCCGCCTACAACGACCCCGCCCAAGCCCGGCTCAACGAAATGGCCATGGGGCAGCTCTACCGGCCCGACCAGATTTCCTCCCAGAATGTCGCCGCTGACCAAGTGCAAGGTGCTCGCGTTGCCAACATAGGCCCCACGCAAACCGCCCAAGTGGGACCAATTGATGATGTCCGCGCCCAGCGTGTCCGCGCCGCCCAAGGCTACGCCTCGCAGATGGGCCCGGTTGATAATGTGCAAGCCGCTACCACCGGCGCAATCGAGCGCGTCGGTGGAACGCAAGTCGGCGCGGTGGATCCAATGGAAGCCGCCCGCGTCCGCCGTGTGCAAGACATCCAAGCGCAGAATGTCCGTGCCAGCGCCGCCGAGCGGGGCTTGATGAATGAAGCCCGTGGCAATGGGCTCCTCGGCCAACTCGAAGGCCAAGCCAGCAACGACCTCGCCCTCGGCCGCTCCCTCTCAGCCGAGCAGAGCCGCGACGCCATCCAATCTTCCCGTGCCGCATCATCCGCCCGTGGCCTCGGCATCGGCCAATCCGCCATGGCCGCCGAGCTTCTGAACCGCGACCGATTCGCTACTGCCAGGGAAAACGAACGCCGCACATTTGCTGGTAATGTCCTCGGTCAAGGCACAGCTCTCCGCACATCGGCAAACCAAGCCTACGCCCAGCGCATGGACGCCAATGCAGGTCGATCCCTCCAAGCCGACAGCACAAACCAATCTGTGGCTCAAGCTCGTGCCATGCAAAACGCGCAGTTTGCCCAACAGGCAGGATTAACGAATAACCAAAACGCCCAGCAGCGAGTCCTTGCCGAAGCCGGTTACGCCCAGCAAGCCGGATTGAGCAACCAAGATTTCAGTTTCCGCGCCAACTCCCAAGACGCTCAATTTTCCCAGCAAGCCAACCTTGCCAACCAACAGGCCGCACTCCAACAAGGCCAATACAACGCCAGCAACCAGCAAGCCATGGCATTGGCCAACCTGCAAAATCGCCAGCAGGCCAACCTTTCCAACCAAGACGCCTTCCTGCGTGCCGGTCTCGCCAACCAAGCCACCGCCCTCCAGCTCGGCCAGACCAACGCCCAACTCAGACAACAAGGCTACCTCACCGACAACTCCAACGCCCAGCAGGCCGCCATGGCCGATGCAGGCTACGCGCAGCAGGCCAACCTCGCCAACCAATCGGCCAACCTCAACGCCGCCCAATACAACAGCAGCCAAAACCTCGCCGCCCAGCAGGCGAACCAATCGGCAAACTACAACGCGAACTACGCGAACCAAAATTTCCTACAAGGAGTCGCCAGCCAGAACTTCAACCAATTTTCGGGCCAGCAAAGCATGCTCGGCAGTCTCTACGGCCAGCAAGCAGGCATCGCCCAAAACCAATACGCCAACAACCTCGGCCTCGCCCAAGCCAATGTTGCCCTCGATCCCTACCAACGCGCCCTCGGCAGCAACATCCCCATCGCATCCCAAGGCAACGCCGCCAACATGATCGGCCAAGCCTACGGCCAGACCATGAACTACGGCAGCGACCTCTTCAATACGAACACCAACATGCAGGCCAGCATCTACAACAGCTTCCAAAACAACCAAGCCGCCCTCCGCGGAGCCAACATGCAAGCCGGTGCCACCGCAGGCGCATCGCAAAACAACACCACAGGAATGGCGCTTGCCGGAGGAGGCGCAGCCATCGGCTTGATTGGTGCTGCTGTTATCATCTGAAATATGAAGGAACTCATCGCCGCGACGGTCTCCCGCATTCACGCTTGGCACGCCCGCTGGCCAAACGCCGCCGTCCTCTGGTCCGGAGGCAAAGACAGCACCGCCATGCTCCATGTGCTCTTGCACTACTGCGGCATCGACCTCCCCATCGTGCAATACCGCGAGCCCAAATTCCGCGAACGCTATGCCTACTCCGACCGGCTCATCAAAGAATGGGGCTTGACAATTTACGATTACCCGCCCGCCCGCATGGCTATTGCCGATGGCCCTGATGTCGAAAATGGCGAGATGCGCTTCGACATGCTCAAATACTACCAATGGGGCCAGACCGCCGTCGTAATGAGCCTCGGCACCGAGCGCCCGAAGCCCGGCGAACGCTACCTGTGCGGCGTCACCGATTTCCTCCAACGCCCGACAGGCAATTTCAACTGGCCATGGGAAGCCGTTTACATCGGCACCAAATACGAAGATACCGATCTCATCAAAGGCCATGTCCCCCTCGCCCTCGACATCCGCAATGTCCCAGGCGGCCCCGTGAGCCTCTACCCCATGCGCGACTGGTCCGACCACGAAATCTACTCCTACCTCGAATCCCACGGCGTCCAACCCGATCCCACCCGCTACATCAAAACCGAAGCCGGGTGGGTCAACAACCCCGACAAATCCCTCAACGCCGACTTCTATCCCGTCTGCTTCAACTGCGTGGACCGCCACCAAGGCCCGCATGTCGATTGCCCCAAGCTCCACGCCCGCATCAGCAACATCAGTCACCTCGCCCCCTACGAAGACATCGTCTTCCCCGACCTCGGCTTCAAACCCATATGGAATACGACTGCCAATCCTGCGGAGCCTGCTGCTCCCACAAATGGAGCTGGCCCGTGCTCCGGCGCGACCGCTCCGACGCCACAGGCATCCCTGCCGAATACCTCCGCACCGACTACCCCCTGCTCAAAACCGACCCCTGCGGACGCTGCATCGCCCTCCGAGGCGAGGTCGGCCAAAGCGTCGCTTGTTCCATTTATCCAAACCGCCCCGCCGCCTGCCGAGCATTCGTCCCCGGCAGCCCGCTCTGCCTAGAAGCCCGCCGATCCAAAAACCTCCCAACCTAAAACGCCATGCCCTACGCCCCCACCGTCAATGATGAATCCGGCCAAATCCTCGCCGGATACAAAACCAAATCCGCCGAAATCACCGCAGCAGGCAACGAGGCACTCACTAAAGGCATCGTCTCCGGGGTGACCAGCGCCGTCGGCGGCATCACGGGCGGCATCATGCAGAACTATACCAAAGCCCAAGAAACCGCCTTGGTCAAAGAAGGCAACATGGGCACCGGGGCCGCGTTGTCTGAAGTTTTCAAAACTTACGGCACTCCAGAGCAGTTTCAAAATTTCATGACCGGATGGGAAGAAAATGCAGGGAATGCCAATCGAGAGGCAGGTTACCTTTCTGGTCAGCAAGCCGTCGGCTCGGCCTTAATGTCCATGGCCCGTGAAAACGCACGGATCGACGGCTACAAAGACCTCGCCGACTACAAATCCTCTCTCGGCCCCGGCACAGACACCACCTCCTCCCCTCGCTTGAATGCGGATTATTTTCGCGGCATGGTAGCCGAAGCCAAAGCCGCTGGATTTACCGACGACGCCATCAAATCCAAACTCCAGCAGCAATTCGGCGATTACGCCGTCCGTTTTATTTACCCACCGCAGGACCAGGGCATTTGGCCGGGCCGGTAAAATAGCCCCATGGCCAATCCCCTCCTCGACGCCCTCCTCGCGGATCGCAACGCCAGCGACCCAGCGTATTCCGATCCCCTCGCCGCACCCACGCCCGCCGCCGGTGCCCGCATGATCGACTTCGAAACTCCACTCCCCGAAATGGAGCCAGGCGCAGATTTCATTTCCCTGCCCGAAGAAGAGGAAATGCCAAACCCCGACGAGGAATACACCGAGCCCCAATACACCTCCGCGCCCGCTCCCTCCGCGCCTGCTGGCAATCCTCTACTCGATTCCCTCCTAGCCGACCAGCAAGCCACTCAGCAAGCCGTCACCGAAGCCACCACCCCCGACGACCGCCTCCCCATCGCCAATCCCGAACTCGCCGATGCCCTCGGAGTCCTCGACTACCGCGACCCCACCGAAGGCCAACGCCGCATGCAAGCCGTCGCCCTCGGCGAAATCCTCGGCCTCCCCGAATACGAGAAAGTCCAACTCGGAGCCGCCCCCGTGAATGCCGACGGCACCGTCACCATCCGCCGCGCCACCGCCGTCTCCCCCGAAGCCCAAGCCGCCGCCGACCAGCAAATGGCCGCCATCCAAGCCCAAGCCGCCACCGACCTCCGCGCCCAAGACCCCACTCTCCTCGATCAAATCAACACCGCCCGCCAGTGGGACATCGAATCCTGGTCCGCAGCCACCAAGCAAAACCTCAACTCCTGGGCCGACAACATCGGCCGCGCCGCCCGCCGAGGCTGGGCACAAGGCGAGCAAGCCCTCGCCCTCGAAACCGGCGACGCCGCCACCGCCTCCCGCGCCGCCTCCGAGATCGAAGCCAACCGCGCCAATCCCGAATACCTCACCACCTGGGACCCCGCCACCAGCCCCGCCGAATCCTGGGAAGCCTTCAAGAAAGACCCCATCGGCAATGTCGCCCAGCTCATCGCCGAATCCGGCGCAGCCCTCCTCCGCACCCAGCCCTCCAAGCTCGCCGTCATCCC